ATTGGCGGTGTCGAAGAATCTTGGGATGAGCCGGCATCTGCTTATGACGCGCAATATCCACACAACAGAGTTATTTCATCAGTTAATCATACTATTGAGCTTGATGATACTCCTGGTTCTGAAAGAATTATGATTCATCACGTATCTGGATCGTTTATCCAAATAGATTCACGGGGTACTACAACTACTAAATCTGTTTCAGACAAGTATGATATTATGGACAGAAAACAACACGTAGTAATTGGTGGCATGAGTACAGTAACTATTTTAGGTAATAGCTATGTGTATGTTAAAGGAAATAAAGTAGAAGAAATCGAAGGTGATTTACAAACATTAGTACACGGTAATCATTTGTTATCTGTCGGCGGTCAATCAACTATTAACGCAAGTGATCAGGTACAAGTTCGTGGTGCTGATGTTAAGGTTGAAGCTAACGTTGGTACTATGTCTATTAAGGCTGGTAAAGAATTACAAGTTGAATCCGGCGTAGGTGCGTACTTTAAGTCTAAAAAAGTTTGGATGCAGGCAACAGACACATTAAATATCAAAGGCTTGAGTACATTTGTAATGGGTGATGAAGAGCTCGATATAAAATCTCCTGTAATGCGGATTCAAGGCGAGGATAACCTTGATTTAAGATCAGGGCTGTTAAAAGTAACATCAGATGGTAAACTTTCTTTAGTTTCTGGTTCAAAGGTTGCTATTGATGCAATAGTAAGTATGGCAAACGGTGAAGCAGATTCTGCTGCTTCAGCTGTTGGCGCAGAAGGTGCTATCGGGGCTGCTGCAGTAGAAGCACCAGAACCTGTTGCTAAATCAACATCTGTTGTATCACCTGTTATTCCTGGATCAAGAGGAAGCTCTGGCGTTTCATCTAGTGATCACGGTGGCGAAGGCGGTGGTAGTGGTTCGGGTGGCGGTAATCTTGGTTCTGTAAGCGCCGTAATTCAAACAGCAGCAACACCCTTACTAGACTTTATTGGTAATAAAGAATCAGAAGGCTATGACGATATATCTGGATTAGTTAAAAGATCTAAATATCCTCTTAAAGCTTTAACACAGATGACTATCCAGGAAGTTCTTGATTGGCAAGAAAGCATTGATGCTACTCAACTTTCAGAAGCTTCTGGTAGATATCAAATCATGGAAGATACTCTCCGCGGTTATAACAATGATAAATCAACAGGCCCAGGCAATCCTTTATACGCAAGAGCTGGATTAAGTGGTGGTGACATGTTTAATCCTGTTAACCAAGATAAAATGGCAATTGTTCTTCTTGAGGGAAGAGGGTTAAGTAGATTCATACGCGATGAGATTACAAGAGAACAATTCGCAAATAATCTTGCTGCTGAATGGGCTTCCTTACCACTCGTAACTGGACCAAATACTGGCAGAAGTAAATACGCCGGCGATACCGCAGGTAATAAATCTTTAACTACTGTTCAGGCGTTTTTGAGTGTTATTGATGCAGTTAAAAGTAATACTGATGATCCGGATTTCTTTGATCCAAGAGGAGGAGCATAATGTCGTGTACATGTAAACCAGGAAAAGCTCTGTGTAGAAGCTGTTTAAACCAAACATCAACACCTTATGTTGGAAATGCTGTTGGTAATGACGGTAATTACACAACTCACCAGATTGACGTGTTTCAAAAACAATTTGAAAAGACTATTGCGGCTGACGTTATATCAAATCCGTTAACTGCCGCGGTCAGTAAATACGGTCGCGAAAGTTTTTATAATGCAGTAGAAAAGATTAACACTGATTTCTTGAAACGAGATTACATTGTTAGTATATTGCCTGATTACGATATTCTTAATTTGAGAGTTGCGCGTGGTCCTATAACACCATTAGAATTTGCTTCGTTTATTAAAAATAGCAATTACACTCCTTCTAATGCTATCATATCCTCTAATGCAAAAGGTGCAAGATTTTGTAATGAGTTAAATGATTATTATAACGGCGATTTTTCTGATAGTGTTATGGGCGGTTTCTGTGGTTTATTTGGTAGCATCTTTGGAGCGTACAACGCTTTCTTTGATCTCGTAGATTCTGTTGGAGGTCTTATAGATGACGTTCAAGCGCTTATTACAAAAATTAAAAATATCGAAAATCCTGTTAAAGCTATATTTGAAGCTATTAAAGTAAAAGCATTGCTTGAAGCTATTAAAGCAAAGATTGAAGAAACAATTAAAAAGACTATTGAAGCAACCTGTAGAGCAATTTCTAACTTTAATGTAGAAGCAATCACTGGTCCACTTAATACGCCAGTTAAAATTAAAATTGCTGAAAAAACCGAAGAAAAGAAATCTGCGCTTCAAGAATTTTGCGGTGAAGATAACCTTGAAAGAATTTTAGAAAAAATAAGACAGTTAATTAGTTACGCGAGCAATTTGTTTGAAAATCCTTCGCTAGAAGAAATTATGTTTTTGATCGCACGCATATGTGCTTTGGCGACTGGTGTAGAAGGTCTTATCAAAGGTTTAAAAGATCCACTTGATGATTTTGCTAACAGATATGACGAAGTATTTAACACAATAAGTAATGCTTCTAACAGAGTAACAGGCGAAGCTATTAGAGCTGGTGCTTTTAGACTTGCAGAACCACAGCGGCAAGAACAGATAAATAATGCTAGAGGGCCGTGGACGGCTGCAGGAAACATAGCACCAACGACATCGGAAGAGGTTAAAGGTTTACCAAAGTGGGAAGCACTGAAAGCTGGTACTGATGCAAGATTAAAAATACAAGGTAGATGGGTTACACGTATGGTGCCCGCCAGCGAGGGTTGGACAGAGATGCCAGTGAATATGAGAGTTATGGTTATGCGGTTGCAAATAGCAGCCAAAGAAGCTGGAATTGCAAATCATTTGATTTTAAACAGTGGTTATAGAAACCCAGTATATAATGAAGCAGTCGATGGTGCTAAAGCATCTCAACATCTATCTGGATCAGCAGCAGATTTAACGTGGAACGGGTTTAGGGGAAGAAGTAGTGAATTAGACGAATTCGTTAGTCTTGCTCGTACTATTGGCTTTACAGGGATCGGATATTATAACGGGTTTGTTCACGTAGATGTTGGTCGAGAAAGATACTGGGATAAGAGGACGTAAGAATGGTAGCTACGGTATATACACCTAGAACAAAAAAGATTAATCTTTATCAAGATTTTAAAAAGGATCTTGAAAAAAGCCCTATTTCTAACGACTTAACTGTTTGGAAAGATGAAGATTCTGTTAAAGAGTCTATTAAGAATCTTATCCTTACCAACCGCGGTGAAAGGTTGATGCAGCCCAACTTGGGTGGTGATATTGAGGCAATGCTGTTTGAAAACATTACCCCAGCAACTATCATTGTTATTAAAAACCAAATAACAAATACTATAGAATTGCACGAACCAAGAGCAGAACTTATTGAGGTTATAGTAAGTTCAAATATAGATGATAACACAGTAAAAGTTAGTATACAGTTTTATATCACAAACGTACAACAGCCGATTACACTAGATGTATTCTTAGAGAGGACACGATAATGGCTAAATTAAATATTTCAGAATTAGACTTTGAGTCTATTAAGGCTCAGTTTAAATCATATCTGAATAGCCAAACCCAATTCAAAGACTATAACTTTGAAGGTTCAAATATGAGTGTGTTCCTAGATGTTTTAGCGTATAACACATACCAAAATAACTTCTATGCTAACATGGCAGTCAACGAAATGTTCTTAGATTCTGCTGTGTTGAAAAACTCAGTTATGTCTCACGCAAAAGAACTCAACTATCTTCCGCGCTCAAGAAGATCTGCGAGAGCACTCGTAACAGTTACTATTAAAGATGCTAAAATCAGTGGACAGACCGTTGCTATTCCGGCGTATTCAGATTTTACTACTACATATCAAGGTAGTTCTTATAACTTTGTAAACTCTAAAACTTACGTTGCTCGTAAAACAGAACCAGGTGTATTTGTTGCAGAAAATGTTGAAATTTTCGAAGGACAAATGTTATCAAGCTTTGAACGTGAAGGTTACTTTATTGGTGATGACGGCGTTTTAAGAGTTATCCTTACTAACGAAAACGCAGACACTGATTCAATTGCAGTATTCATTGACGCAGAAGCTACTGAAGATGAAAACCAATTTATTCGTAAGAATGACCTATTTGGTGTTGGAGCTACTGATAAGGTGTTTTACGTTGAACCGTATTATGATGGACGCTATACAGTGTACTTTGGTAATAACGTGTTTGGATTACAACCAGAAGCATTTGAAGATATTCGCGTAAGATATAGAATTGCGTCTGGTGATGAAGCGAACGGTGCGTTTTCCTTTGGGTTAACTCCAACCTTAGCTACTTCAACTATTACAGTAGAAACTATTGAAGCTGCTGCCGGTGGTGCTGAAAGAGAATCATTAGAAAATATTAGATACTTTGCTCCAAAGTCTTTACAAATACAAGAAAGAGCAATTACAACAAGCGATTACCAAGTTCTATTACAACAGAACTTCCCAGAAATTGCTGCGGTTTCAGCGTACGGTGGTGAAGAATTAGATCCACCTCAGTATGGTAAAGTTGCTATTTCTGTTTATCTTGGCGAAGGTCGAGAAGGTTTGTCGTCAGTTCTTTCTTCAGCGTATATTGCATTTTTAAAATCTAAAAGTCCACTTGGTATCGAACCAATGTTCATAGATTCTCAATTTATGTATGGTTGTGTAAACGCTAATATCTCTTACGATCCTAAGATTACTAAGAAATCATCGGGCCAATTAGAATCTGAAATACGCACAGTTATTACTAATTATAATACGACATATCTAGAT